ATAAAAGTCATGGGAAATATATCAAGGATGCAGAACCTGGTATGATTCTTAACACCGTTACAAATGAAATTTTTGACGGCGCTAAAGGAGTAGATATATTGCCAGCATACTACACACGAAAACTTGTAGAATGGCAAGATAGAGGTGAGAGTAAAGGTGCTCCTGTAGCGATACATGATGCATCAAGTGATATTATGAGTAAAACAACTCGTGATAAATCTTACAAAGATAGATTACCAAACGGTAATTATATCGAGAACACAGCAAATCATTTTGTAGTGTTATTGGGTAAAAGTCCAACAACAGCTTTGATTTCTATGAAATCGACTCAATTAAAAATTAGTCGTAAATGGAATTCAATGATGATGGGACTTAAACTTCAAGGTAAGGATGGTTTATTTACACCGCCAACATATAGCCATATTTATAAACTAAAAACTGTTCAAATGTCTAACGACAAAGGAACATGGTTTGGTTGGGACGTGTCTACGGTTGGGCCAGTTAAAGATAAAGGTGTTTATGAGATAGCTAAAACTTTTGCAACAAGCGTAAGCAAAGGTGAAGTTAAAACTAAACACGAAACTGAAAGTTCAGTTAAAGAAAACTCAGTTATTTTATAAGTTCCTGCGTAGGATAATAGGGCCGACTAGGGAGACTGAATCGGCCCTTTAAAATTATGATAGAAGAATTTATAAATATATTTGAAGGCCTTAACTCTGCGTATGGTTGTTTTAAACGGGAGGTTTCTAAAATTCCTGGTAAACAGAACGGAACGTCTAGAGTAGAAAGATTACCTGTAACAAAAGAACTGTGGGAAAATCACCTTAAAGGCATTGGAAGCAGTTTAGGTATTATGCCAGTTAAAGAAGACAGCACCTGCAAGTGGGGTGTTATTGATGTAGACATTTACAGTTATGATTATGAAAGTTTATTAAAAAAAACTAGACAGCTTAACCTACCTTTAATATTATGTCGATCAAAAAGTGGGGGTGCACATTTATTTTTATTTATTACTAAATTTATACCTGCAGAGGAAGTGCAATTTGTTTTAAAAAAATTTGCTGCTCAGTTAGGACTTGCTGATAAACTTGATCGAATTTATCCCATGCAAACAAAATTTATAACTGGTGGAACTGGTAGTTGGTTAAATCTGCCTTACTTTAATCACGAAGAAGGTTATAGATATGCTTGGAAAGATAATTTTGAAGCAGCAACCTTAGAGGAGTTTTTTGAGATACATAAAAAATATGCACAAGAAAATTTAGATGTTTTTTTAAAAGACGAACCAAAAAAAGAAAAAGAAAAAGAGATTAAGGAGCCTCAGATGCTTCCTTGTATAAAAAATTGTTTAAAAGATCAAAAATGTATTCCTAACGGAATAAGAAACGAGTTTGCGTTTCAAGCAGCTTTATTTTATAACAAATCTGCTTTAAATTTTACAAAAATAACAGGTAAGAAAAAAGACACGGGTATTTTACTAAGAGAGTTTAACAACGAACATATTAAACCTTCGTTAGAAGAAAAAGAAATTAGTAAAATAATAGAATCTCTTGAAAAAAATGAGTATAAATATAAGTGCAAGGTCCCAGGCATTAAAAAATACTGTGACGCAAGCGCCTGTAAAAGAAACGTTTTTGGAATAACCCCAGAAGAGGCGGTTGATATTATTCAAGCAGAAGAAACGTTAGGCCAAATTTTTGAATACTCCAGTGTTCCACCAAAATACTACATGTATGTAAAAGTAAAAAAAGGAAAGACAAAATTAGAAGACGTTCGTGTAGAATTTAAAGGAAGTGATTTAATGGATAAAAAAATTTTTATTTCAAAACTACAAGACTTTGGATATTTTCCTCCACGAGCTTTAGAGAGAATGAAAATAGAAGATTTTAAAGATGTAATGGAAGAAAGAATAGATAAAAAAACAACTGAAGAAGCTACTGAAGAAGCTACCGTTGATCATGATTTTAGATCTTTAATGTATAATTTTTTAGAAACAACAACAGTCAGTATTGAAAAAATACATCTTTTACACGGAACATGTTATTACGATTTAGAAGAAAAAAACATGCATTTTAGATTAGTTGATTTAAAAAAATATTTGTCGGGAGAAAGAATTTCAATGTCGGCAAGTGAGCTCATGTTTAAAATACAAAAAATTTTGAAAGCAAAGAAAGTTAATGGAAAAGCAAAAACCAAAGAGGGCGGTGAAATATCTTGTCCTAGTTGGGTTTTTCCGGAAGACGTAGGAAATTTTGTAATAACTGTTGTTGACGGAACCACACTTAAACTTACAGATAAAAATATACTTAAACTTTTAAATAAAACTAATGAAAAAAATTAGAATAGCGGGTCCTCCTGGAACTGGGAAAACAACTTTTTTAGTGGAGACTTTTTATAATAGCATTCAAGATTACTCTATTGCCGATATTTTAGTAATATCTCACACTCGAGCCGCTGCTAATCATATTAGAGACGAGATATTAAGTACAAAAAATATAGAATCATATCAAAAAAAATACAAAAAAGAAATATTTTATAAAGTTACTGCAGCTAAAAGTGCGTTAAACGAAAATGTATCCACTATTCACAAATATTGTAAAGACCAATTAAAAGTTAGTAAAGACAATGTTTTTGAAGTTAATGATTATAATAATTTAATTAATTCAGAGCCTTTGTTCAACAAACACACTAAAACTAAAACTTTTAAACACATACAAGCACTGCTTAAACAACATCCTTTTTTTAAATTTTTTAATTTTGCAAGAGACACTGTAGGTAAAACTAAAGAAGATTTAATTTCTTATCACAGAAGATTAACTTATGAAGAAAGGAAAGAGTTTAAATACACATTACCTGAACTATTAAACTTAGCGACTTTATATACAGAATATAAAACAGATATAAATTTACATTCTAGGGTTGGAGATGTTTTAGATTTTACAGATATGATAGAATACTATTGTGAACGAGCAAACGACCCTTTTATTAAAGTTTTGATAGTAGATGAAGCTCAGGATTCAAGTGTAGTACAGAGACAAGCTGAAGTTAAAATGTCTAAAAACTGTGATTTTTTTTACAAAGCAGGAGACCCTGACCAAGCTATATTTGAGTTTTCAGGAGCAGATCCAAAATCTTTTCATTTAGAATTTGCAAAACCTGAGGTAGAGTTAAAAGAAGGTTATAGATGTCCACGAGTAATTAATGAGTATTGCAAAAAAATTATACAGCCTATTTGGAAAAAATTTCAATATCAAAGGGTCTGGCTTCCTAGAGAAGAATTAGATAAAGAAGGAAAAAGAAACGGAGTTGTTGCTGAAGGAGAAATATATGGTTTAAATAATTTAAAAACGTCGCCCTATTTAAAAATACTTATACAAAAATTAAAGTCTACAAAAGAAACATTTATATTTACTCATAGAGCAGGTAAAGCAGATAACGTCTTAGAATTTTTAAAAGACCAAGGTATGCCTATGGATTTTTTAGGAGAATCATATCCTTTCAAATACCCTAAAGCCCAAATTAAAAATCACAGGGAGTTTAGTAATTTTGTTGTTGGAGAAAAATTAACTTTGTCTTCAATTAAAAAAATATTTAAGGAAATAGATTTTAAGTATCTTGGTTTTAAGTATAGTGAAGATAACATGGATTTAATAAATCCAGGATCTTATACAATGGATTATTTTATTAAAAATAATTATTTAATTTCTGATGTAAAAAAAACTACTAATTTTCAAAAAATAAATAAGCCCTTTAGTTTTAAAATGCAAGACTATATAAAAAAAATTGTAGACAATGATAGAGATTTAGATGGTCCAAAGATATTTGTTGCAAATATTCATAAAATTAAAGGTTTGGAATATGATAACGTTATTTTAGATCAAAAATTAACAAGACCAGAACCATCTTTTACAAAAATACGGTTAAAATTTGTAGCATGTTCACGAGCTAAAAAAAGTTTATTTTTAATCAAAAGTAGTAATAATCAGAAAGGACTGACATTATGATCACGTACAAAAAACAAATTACAGCATACAAAAAACAAGTTGGTGGCAATCATTATAAAGATATGGTTATGCAACCAAGTGAGTTTATAAACAAGAACAGGTTGCCTTTTGCAGAAGGATCAGCTATAAAATATATATGCAGACATGCAGCGAAAGGGAAAGAGCAAGACATTGATAAGGCAATACATTATTTAGAAATGATAAAAGAGAGGGACTATACTTAATGTGTGCAATTCCAGAATTATCTGACATAGATTTAACAGGTGTAGATACGGTAGCTATTGACTTAGAAACTAAAGACCCTAATTTAAAAACTCTAGGGTCAGGAGCTATTATAAAAGTTGGTTTTGTTTGTGGTATAGCAATAGCGTATGAAGATAAAAAGTTTTATTTTTCTATAAGACATTTAAAATCAGGCGGAAACATTGATCCAAATTTAGTGTGGAAAATTTTAAATAAAAAAATATTTCAAAATAAAAACATAACTAAAGTATTTCATAATGCTATGTATGATGTATGCTGGATTAGACAGGAATCAGGACTCATGGTTCAAGGACCAATTGTGGACACGATGATAGCCGCATCTGTTATAGATGAAAATAGAATGAGATATTCTTTAGATTCTCTTGGTAAAGATTACTTAAACGAACAAAAATATAAATATGATTTAGAAGAAGTATCAGCTGAATTTACAGATAAACCTATGGAAAATATGGATAAACTGCCTTTTTCTGTTGTAAAAGATTATGCTGAACAGGACGTTAATCTTACATTAAAATTGTGGAAACTTTTTAAAGAAAAAATAAAAAAACCAATTCAAATAGGGGACAAAATAAAAACTTTAGAAAACATTTTTAAACTAGAGATGGATTTATTTCCATGTTTAGTAGACATGAGATTTAAAGGAGTTAGAGTCGATGTTGAAAAAACTAAAAATTTAGGTGAAAAATTAAAAAAAAAACAAGAACGTTTAGTAAACTTTATAAAAAAAAGAACTGGTTTAAAAATAGAAATTTGGGCTGCATCTTCTATAATGGTTCTTTTAAATAAATTAGGCATAGATGATTACGAAAGAACTGCTAAATCTAAACAAGCAAAACTTCCTAAAAGTTATTTAGAATCCCATAAAAATATTTATTTAAGAGCAATAGCCAGAGCCAGAAATTATGATAAAATAATAAATGTTTTTGTGAATGGTATATTAAAATTTGTACATAACGGTCGAATACATGCAGAGATAAATCAAATACGGTCTGAAAAAGGAGGAACTGTTACCGGAAGATTTTCTATGAGTAAACCTAATTTACAACAAATTCCAGCCAGAGGACGGTATGGAGATATTGTTAGATCTTTTTTTCTACCAGAAGAAGGCAGTGAGTGGGGGTCTTTTGATTACTCACAGCAGGAACCTAGGTTAGTTGTACACTACGCATTAAAAAATGGTTATGATGGGGTTGAGGAGATAGCTAAAGAATATAAAACAAACCCTAAAACAGATTTTCACGAGAAAGTTGCAAACTTAGCTAAGATAACTAGAAAGCAGGCTAAAACAATTAACCTTGGTTTATTTTACGGAATGGGAAAAGGAAAATTAGCAAAATCTTTAGAATTAGAACCGGAGGAAGCGAATAATTTATTTGATCAATACCATAGAGAAGTGCCTTTTGTTAAAAAACTTTCTAAAGGTTTGATGACCTACGCTGAAAATAATAAAATTATATTTACTTTAGAAGATAGAATTTGTCATTTTGATGCATGGGAACCTAAAGACAAAAAATGGGATGGAGAAAGAGGTATTTTTGTTTACAGAGAATATGTAAAAGAAGAAGATGGTAGCGGTGAAATACAAGAGAATCCTGTCCCAATAATGAAGTATAAAAACGCTCAAATTCATTACTTAGCCTGGAGATCAAAAGGTTCTTTTAAAGACAAGGATCCTGAGTGTAAGCAATTTAAAAGTTATTACAAACCAGCTTTTACATACAAAGCATTAAATAAACTTATTCAAGGTAGTGCTGCTGATATGACAAAAAAAGCAATGGTCCAGCTTTACAAAAAAGGCATATTACCTCACATACAAATACATGATGAGTTGTGTGTCTCTATAAAAAATGATAAAGAAATATCTATAATAAAAAAAATAATGGAAAACTCTATTTCATTACTTATACCTAACAAAGTAAACTGTAAAAAAGGTAGAAATTGGGGTAGTATAAAAGAAGAAAAAATTAAAACATGAGATTAAACTATGGCCTATCTAAATGCAAACATACCGGCAACATATGCACAAATTAAAAGAGAATATTTATATGATTGTAAAAAACATCATGGAGAAGTTGAAGATTGTATTATCTTTGGTATATCAAGTCTTACTGGACGCAGCATACTTTTTCATGCTATTATGGAAAACGGTGCAATTTTTTATAGGTTACCAATTACGGCTTTTATTCAACGTGGTTTTAAACCGGAGTCTGTTCCCATTAAGAGACTTGATGAACTTCAGCTCTGGAATTCTTTTTCTTATCATCCTGCTGTTAATTGTTGGGATATTTTAGGAGCCGCCTCAGGCAAATACATAGGTAAAGACAAAAAATGGCATCATGGTAAGTATTTATTTACCATTGACTGGGGACACCCAGATGCTAATATGTTAGATACCGATCATTCGGAAATTCCGCACGAGCATAAGTGCGCACACATAATTGCCTTAGATGATGGCAACTATGCGGCTCAGCCAAACAATAGATGTATATGGGACCTACCTTCGTTTACAGTTAAGGATAATATTCCTGACTGGAAGGTTCAAACAAGTGAATGGAATGTAGAAGATACAGGTCAATGGAAAACAGAAGACACTGATAATTTCTTTTACGAAATTGAGGAGAAAAAAAATGATTAAAAAAATAT